GTCTAAGTGATGACGACATACTTCCTGGCATAGTCAATCATATCCTTCGTTGGGGGGAGGATACGGCTGATTTCAGCCATGTCATCATGGGCGATGGCAGCTTCGATTTCAAGCTGCTCCGGGATCGTTACGCCAAACTTCGCCTGGAAGAGGAGGCGCGTATCGGTCGCGGGTGAAAATGATGGTGGTACAAATGCCGGAACGGCGTGGTGCCAACCGTCGGCCACAAAACGAGGATTCAAGTGCTTTGTCTTCTCGTAACAACTTCGAGCCAGCGCCCCAACAATGGGGCACTGCGGAGTTTCGAAAATGGCAGAAAGCGACTTGGCCAAGAGCAGTTCGGACATGATTCTCTCCCCGGCATACAAAAAGGAACCCGTCCAGCCGAATCCCGACAAGAATCGCCTAGGGTCCCGAATTATTTCTCCGGAGTTAGCAAAGATCATGCCACAAAACGAGGCCTCACAAGGGTCTGTGACTTCCTCGATCTTGATGGTGAAACCCAACCGCTCATAAAGCGCGGTTGTCAAACAGGCCTCTGTGGCGAAAAGCCCGTCATCCCCTTCAACAAAGCCATAAATCTGGCAATGCTGTTCCTGAGCTAGAAACTTAACTAGCATGAGGTTAGTGAACCCGTTGCCGAGGCTTGTCCAGAGATCTCCAGACATGCGACGCCCGTTGACCGTGGCCTTGATGCCCGTGCGGGTCTTCATGACGTTAGTTCCGGAATCCGCTTCCGAGACAACTTCAAGACCCTCCCACTCCGAAAGCAAGTGAGAAATGAGGGCAAGCTCACAAATATCCATGAGCTCTGGCGTAAAATGCGACTCGAAGGCAGTGAAATCTGTCGCATAGTAACGGCGTCCGGCCTTTTTAAGGGCCAAGACATGGGAAGGGCGTTCGGGCACAGGAATGTGCTTTATGAATTCAGGGCAGTGGTGGTAAACCACATCTTCACAGGCCGAAATGTACGGACCCGCGTACGCCTTGAATTCATCCGATCGGCTATTTATCATGCGAGCATGCTTCCAAAGGGGGTAACTCTCTGACTTGACAAACGAATCAATCTTGTGAATCAAACGCTGGGGAGGGCGGCCGCCACGCAACGACTCGTAGGCGGCCCTGATCTGATCCTTTCTGGCTTGGTTGTAACTTTCGCGCGACTCGATCCACTCATCAAAGCTGACCTTCGTCAAATCAACCTTAGGTAGAGTAGACACGAATTGAAGCACGAATGCCTTAAATCTAGCCATCATTTGGGGGTCAGGCACAGGAACCTTCCGCAGCAAGCGAGC